CATGAGGTTACTCTATGCAAGAAAGGAATTAACCCTGAAGCTCGATATACAATCCTTAAGATGGATAATGAACCGGAAGTGAACAAAATGACAGAAAGCGAAGCATTGACTGAGATACGAGATGGCCTTGCCCGTGTGCTAAAGCACATGGATGATGAGCCTGTAACCAAGACGACTGAGACCAATACGGCAGTAGCCTACATTGATACTCTTGAAAAGTTTGCACATGAGCAAGGAATTGACCTTGACAAGCTACGAGGACACTTCGGGCTTGAAAAGGCATACTTAGCAGGTGTTGATGGCTCAAGCGGCCACACCCATCGAGGACAGGGCGATGAAGTAGGAAGCGGAGAAGATGCTTCTGAGCCTTCTTACCCATCTCTTGCAGGTCCGGGCGGCAACAAATACGTTATCAAGCAACCCGGAGTATCTAACATGGCTTACAACAAGCCATCTGGGAACAAGAATGTAATCAAGTCGCGCCGCCGACCAAAGGCAACAGGAGAAGTTACTCCCGCAGGTCTTGAGAAGGGATACCGTGCTTACGCTAACCTTCGTGATGAAGAATCCCTCAAGGGTCTAGTAAAGCAAGAGTGGGAATCCCGCTACCAAGCTGATACAGCTAGAGCTTTGGAAGTTCAGAAGTCAAGAGATTACTCAGGGCAGATCAATGCACTAAAGAGTGAAATCGCAAACCTACGCACTACTAACAGCGAGATTCAGAAGTCTGCTGTTGTTCAACCAACCGATATTAGAGTCCCTACGCATGAAGAATATGCAGCTATGGGTACAGATTTGGATGGCTGGAGAGCTGTCGAGGATTTGGCTCGGAGGGCTGTTAGGGGCGAGTAATCGTTCTAACTACTAGGAGATTAAACTGAGGTGAAAATATGAGTGGATCAAGAGGATACATACGAACAATTGAAGATATGGAGCGTCTGTACTACGGTGCAGGTGCTGGAAATAACGCATGGGCATATAGTGGAACAGACCTTCTAAAGGCTGATTCCCCGCTAATGAGTACCACGACTGGTACTTACCAAGCAATATTTGGCCGAAAGGTGTGGTCGCAACTGAACCAAGAGTTCAATGCGTTCAGCATACTACCAAAGAAGCCATGGGAGAAGTCCGGTTGGAGAGTCGTCACAGCTAAGCCTAACGCAGGTGCAGTAGGTGGCGGGCTTCCTGAGAACGGAACACTACCCGATACAATCAAGCCTACCTTTGCTCACGTCAATGACAAACCACGCACAGTAGCTCACACATTCGATCTGAGCGAAACTGCTATGTTCCTAGCTGACAAGGATGATGGTCTTGGAGATGCAAGAGCTGTCATGAAGATGGAGATGGCTAAGCATCACGCTGAGGTTATCAATAAGATGCTTCTAAGCGATGTAAGTAACCGTTCAACTACATTGAACGACTTCGAAACATTGGATCGTTGTATCTCAGCAACTAACATTGAGAAGACAACTTTCAGCGATATTGCTGCGGGCGACCATAAGCAATACAATATCGACAGGGCAGACGATGGTTCTTCCCAGTCTTGGTATGATTCTAACGTGGATGCAGGTGCTACATCAACTCAAAGGCCACTAACTTTGAACATCCTTGATGGAATGTTCCGAAGCGTGTGGGAGCGAGGTGGTCAGCCAAAGGTCATCCTAACTGGCTACGATACTCTTGAGAAGATTCAGCAACTACTCCAGCCTCAGCAAAGATTTACTGAGATGAAGAGAGTAACCCCCGGTGTGAATGGAGTTAAGGGTGTTCCCGGTATGGAAGCTGGATTCATCGTAGCTACTTACAACGGTGTTCCACTAATTCCATCCAAAGACGTTGTCGAAGATGGCGGCGGATTGAGTCGTTTGTATTACATGGATACAGATTATATGTACTTCTGCACAGCGAAACCAACGCTCTATCACGAATCAGGTATCGAAACTGGTGATCCATTCGGAATCAACAGGCTCGGACAGATGGGTATGTTCCACACAATGGGCGACCTATGGCAACTGTTCTATGGCGCACATGGAAAAGTGAGGGACCTATCTTCCTGATTGGATGATTTTGGAAAAAAAATGAGGTGAAAAAATATGGCAAACGTAAATCTAACAGAAGCAAGCTGCTCAGTAGTCCTTGATTTGGGGCTATGGGCTGGAACGAGAGATGGCTCAACCGCATGGTTGAGTGGAATAGCAGGTGTATCTGCCGGTGACGCTGAGGGTGGTCTGAAGCTACTCGTAGTGGATCTTGTTCAAGCATCGACAGCCGCAACAACTTTCGACATAACCGACACAGGCATTACCGGAGTATCAGGGACAGCAGTAATCGCTTTCCTTGGCGGAACAAACGCGGGCGCAAGTCCCGCCGCTGCAACGGACTACGAGCTAACAGGCACGACCCAAATAACATGGACCGCTGCTGCTGCTGATACCGCAAGGCTTACATTACTCTATGCTTGAGGTGAGCCTAATGGCTCTTACACTCAAGTATGTTGGGTCCAAAGCATACACCGAGCTAACCATTGATGGTGTTCGGTATGGCTTCGCCCGTGGTGAAAGTCGTGATGACATTCCAAAATGGTGGATTGAATTAGAAATCATACCGGGAATAGCTAACGGAACAACAATGTGGCAAGTCACGGGTGATACCCCTGAGTCACAAGGCAAAGAAATGATCAAAGCTCTCCAAGAGGCGGCAAAGAAAACAGCTCCAGTAGCTGAGCCAACTCCTGAGCCTGAG